TTCATTAGCAGTACTGACAACTACAATACCATCAATGACACCAGACTGTTTGCGTGAGAATGGGCCCACTGGTACGAGTGGCCCCACTACAGGGTTAGAATCTCCGTTATAGATTGGTGATAAATCACCTGGTTTAGTACCATCACCTGATAAGTATCCAATTTCTTCAATACTAGTTGGAATATTATTTGGTGGGAAAGTTCCCCCACTTGGTGGGAATCCACCGGTGCCACCAGCACCGCCGCCTCCGTCACCAATTCCTGTTGTAGGATTATTAGTAATTGGGAAGTTACCGATAACTGGAGCAGGGCTATTAGGTGGAGGATATCCCCCGATGCTGCCGGGAGGTGGAACATAAATTCCATCAGGTATCGGAATAATAGGATTGACGGGTCCTAATACATTAGGATCGTCATTTCCTGGATTATTAGGATCACGATTTCCTGGCCATGCTGGTGGAGTGTATTCATTGCCGTTAGTGCTGGGTATACCTTCAACTGCTCCGGGCAATGTACCATTAGCCAATAATGTCTTTAATTCAGTAGGTGTTAGTTGACTTGGCATGTTATTATCTAACTGAATACCTACTGTTTGTAAACGTGTTTGATTTCTTTCTTGGCGCATCATGCCAATAGTACTCTGACCACCCATAGTACTTGTATTACTAATTGCTTCTAGTGTCTGTGCAGTCATGTGTGGTCTAGTATCTTGTGACAACTGCGGTACACTATCAACAAAAGTATACAATGACAACGGATACGTATTCAAGAACAAATCTTTTGGTACTGGAACGGGAATCAATGCAGTGTAACGTGATCGATGTTCACGTTTTAAGTTAGTGCCGATGAGGTTCCATGTAAGATTTAAATTTGTCGCAGACGAAACTTGTGCGGATTGAATACTAGTAATTTCATCATTTGCTTGTGTGATGTATGCTTGTACGACTGTATCCATTGGGGATGACCAGCCCGATGTTCCTGAACTTACAAGACCGTTTCTGCTATATACATCACCGGAAGTATTTGTTCCGTTAGTCGCAACACTGCCATTTGCACTTACAGGTAAAGTAGCAACAGGAGGATGCTGAATAGTAATTGTTTCTACGGGCATATTGGCATTTACCCATGACGCATCTCTTGGAGGAATGATGGGCGGTGTCGGTGATGCGGCATCTGTATTTTGCCCTGAAATGTTCAACCAGTTAGTTTGTACATCATTTGCTAACCATCTATACGGACCACCGTTGTTAATTGTTGTACTGACTCTGCCAAATGTGCCGCCGCCCACTGATGCGGCTGTTCTGTCATCACGCCCTACATTTGTCTGTACACTAGCACCTACGTTATTAGGAGCAATAGTTACTGTAGGGTTAGGGGCAGTACCTCTACCATAGCCGCCGCCATCTTCTGCTTGTGTTAATACTAGTGTATAGTACCAATCATAAATTGCAGGCTGACCTGCCGCAGAATAGTATGTTGGGCAAGTAGTTGGAGCGCCTGAACCTCCGTTTCCGATATAAGGATTAGGATCATAATTAGGCTGCATAGGATCAGGCTGATATCCCGGATTAGCGGGATTATTACTTACCGTAGGTGCCTGATATGCTTGTACAGTTGTATAGTAATAAGGCTGACTAATATTCATCTTAGCCTTTTCCCACGTAATCGCTAAGAAAAGTTGCTGATAAATGTTAGAAAGTTTTCTAGTTGTGATTTGATTCAGTTGACCCTGCAACACAGCCCATGGATAAGGCAAACCGCTCATGCAACCAAACATGTCGCTAAGTGTATAAGTGCCAAACGGACCGCTGCCTAAAGCACAAACTCTTTTACTAAATGTTGTAGATTCTTGATTAGTAGGCTTGTTTGTTCCGTTCGTCAATGGTAAATCAGTTGTGATTTCCATACCCTTAACGACTTGTGCAAATCGTTCAAAGTCACAATATTCAATGTTTCTGATTTGACGCATTGAGTATTGGAACGCCCCGGCTGCGATTGCCTGATCGCTAGGAATAATGTCTCTGAGATATGCCCCAAAGCCAGTTGGCAACTCTGCATAGTTTCTAGGATTTACTGTGTTTTCGTAAACAGGTGGCGCACCTAGTGGAATTTGAATACCAACATACTCACGAATTGCAGGAGTATCTAATGCAGTATTGACACCGCCTCTATCGTAGATCAAATAGTAAGTCTTACTGTTTGTTGGCAATCCCAATGTATCATTATATACTGGAACTGTCAATGTCATATAACTATTAGGAAATAGTTTTTTAACGTTCAATAAATCTGCAAGAGATTCAAATCCAGTTGTATTACATTGCAATGGTGCTAATACATTAAGTAGGTTCTGTCCTCTAATTAGTAGAAATGCGCCATATATTTGTTGTTCTTGTACTTTAGTTACATTAACATTAGCACCATTTGTAATTGCGCTAATATCTGCATTAGTTAAACCGGCTGCAATAAGTGCTAAACTTAAATCAGGAGTAATAGCACTGTTTAGTCCTAATGTTTGTAGTAAGTTAGAAGGTAAGCCAAATGTAGCAATGTTTCTTAGAGTCATTGCTTTACCGAGATTGATCAAATCTTGACCAAACAATCTTGTTGACTGAGATACACCTGCAATGTCAGCGGTGATCAAATCACTCATGTTACTGTAAACACCCTGCAAGAATGTTTCGCTATCTTTTACTGCCATGATTGCTTGGTTAGAATAGTTGACCCATGCACTCGCAGTTAAGAATGATGAACAGAATTCTTTGTATTCAGGATTTGAGGCAGCAACAGTTGTATTGTTCCAATTAAATTCATTCCATGCTTGCAATGCATAACAACGAATCCAACCCCATTGTGTTACTGATCTATTAGTATTACTTGTATTCCATGGATACCATGTTGCTTGTTGTCCTTGATCTGTGTTACCAAATTGTGGATAACCTGAGGTAGCAGGTCCAGGGAGCGATGCAATAGATTGTTGTGCGCCGTACGCAACAGCAGTAGTAGTCCAATTACCTGCAGGATCTTCAGGTACATATGTAGGAGGTATTGTATTTCCTAGTGCAGGAATTTTGCCTGCACCAATAGAAATTAAATTGTTATATGTTGAAGTAGAAATAGTGGGGCCAAAGTTTTGACTTCCACCCAATGCACTACGATTGTATCCGTCGTGTATCGACCAAGTTAATAGTCTAAGAACTGTGTTCTGTACTAATGAACCAAATGTATATCCACTGCCCCCGACACCGGGAGATCCGGCACCACCAGAACCATTGATCTTACTGGCTCCCATATAACTAGCAGCCACAGGATTGATATTAAGACCAGTATTATTCAATACTGATCCTAATACGTTAACGCCTAAGGGACTTTGTTTTCCTGTATCTGCCATAATTAATCTTTATGGCACAAATACATCTGAACTGCCTTGTATGATTTTGTGACCGCAATCATTTCCAGAGCCAGTACGTAGAACGGGTGATCCTTCAGCAAAAACAGTAGGACTGCCTTCTGTCGTTTTTGCAGCCGCATGTTTCTTTTTACCATGCGGGGTAATATCGCTAACGTGTAGGCCTACTTGTATACCATTTGCGTATACAGTGCCTGCGCCACGAACGATTTTACCACCTGCATCGTTCTGATCACCTTTTCTACTTAGTTGTGCCATTTTATCCTAATACTAATTTCTTTTCTGGTAACTTAATGCCAGTTGTTGCTTCAATATACTTGTTCTTAACAGTGCTGTCTGTAACTGCATATAATGAAACGCTATTAGTATTTAGTCTGTATTCACCCTTGGGGTCTGCGGTAAAGATGCTAGGAACTAGTCCCATGCCCTGTGGGCCGGGTGCTACGCTTACTGGTTCTGCTAGTACTAATTCGGTTCCGTCTACTGCCTTAACTTTGGCAATAAGTTCTTCACCACTGTTTAACTTTAGTGTGTATACTTCATCTGTCTTAATGTTCACGCTGCTAATCTCTCTTTAAGTTCGGTAAATCCACCTACATATTCTTCATTTAAGAAGATTTGTGGAACAGTACGGGCTGTAGGCACGGCTTCTAATAGTTCTTCCTTAGTCCAACCATCGCCGATTTTGCGTTCCTCAAATTCAATGCCCTTAATGGTTAGTAATTGCTTGGCTTGATCGCAATAACTGCAATGATACTTACTCCAAATGACTGCTTTCATTATATTTCTCCTTAAATAGTTGGTAGTTCATCGTAATCAATAGTGTCACTCATAACACCGATTACATAGTTGGTTGATTCGTTTTCTTGTAATGCTGTCTGCTTCTTGCTTGTATCGCTATGCTTGTTGAACCATGGAATGGGTGTAGTTTTGGGAGCAGGATTCCAGTACTTAATGCCGATATCCTTTAATGCACCTACTGCTGTATAGTCAACAAAGTCTTTTAAAATACTGGCATTCAACCCGATAACAGGTCCCTTCTTGAAAAGATAGTCTGCCCATTCTTTTTCTTCTTTGATTACATCTTTGTAAATCTGTAATACTTCTTCTTGACACTCTGATGCAATCTTAGCAAAACGATTATCTTCTTTTACAACTTGATTGATAAGATATGCTGTCCAGCCCTTGTGCAATAGTTCATCCTGTAGGATGAGACTGATAATGTTGCCATTACCAATAAAGATTTTGTTCTCAACCATTGCTAGACTTGTGGCAAAACTTACCATAAATCTAAATGCTTCTAGTGCATAACTTGCATGTAGTGCTAGATAGATTGCCTTAATGTATTCTTCTTCCTTAATAGTATTACCTAGTTCGGCTGAACAATTAAGTTTGTGTAGTGCATCATAATAGTTGCCTACGCTACTAGCCATTGCTACGATTTCTTGCGTATCGTGGATAGTATTGAATACATCCTTTGGTACATTATAGATATTACGAATGATATGACTATAACTACGGCTGTGAATGTTTGTTTCAAAGAATGTCCAGTTGTATACCAGTGCTTCTAGTTCAGGCAAACTAATAACAGGCGTAAAGATTTGACTAGGGCCACGACCCTGCAAACTATCAAGTGCGGTCTGACGCAATAGATTGCTAGTAAAGATATGCTTTACTGCATCACTTGCTTCTTTGAAGTCCTGTGAGTCTTTAGTAAGACTTACTTCTTCGGGCACCCAAAAGAAACCACGTGCTGTCTTTTCAAAGTCTACAATCTTGTTGTACTTAACTTCTTCAAAACGTTGAATGGTGACAGGACCCGCAGGGTCAAGAAACATCTTACGATTAAGATAGTCTGTCTTTGTGTTTAAGTTATATTGTTGTTTGCTCATTTAATAATTTCCTGACGCAAGTACGATCTTGCAAATATGCTCTAGTCTCTCAATATGTTCATAGGCACGCCAGGGACTTGTATCGATTGCTACAACCCCGTGACCTTTAATACCTACAATATCATAACTTATATTTCCCTGATCGTCAAGTCCTAATTTTTCAAAACACTGGTCTGCTAATTCTTGACTGATAGGCGGAACATCATCTACGTTAGGAGCCACTCTAGTATATCTACCTAACTCAGGGAAATGTTTTACCAATTCATTTAGATTGATACCTGCATGCATGGCTGCAACGCAATATGTAGGGTGAACATGCACGACTACACGTACATCATTTGAGTGTTGCCCTAAATTTCTTTGCAACCCAAAGTGTAGAGGGATTTCTCCGCTAGGTTTTAACTTACTGCTGATATCAGTATAAAATTCTTCTTGCCACAATAAGCCATGAATGCTAATCTTTTTAAACTGATCAGGCTGTAATGTTTGCTTACGAACACCACTAGGCGTAATATAGAAATGATTACGGTCATGATGGCGAATGCTTACATTACCATCACGACTGGTAATCCAATTGCGCTGGTAGGCGTCTTTTAAAATATCACAAATAGTTTCTAGCATTATAGTTTACAACTTTCGCAATCTTCTACGTCATCAAAATTAATTTGTTCTAACGGAGTGTGTTGTTCTTCTTCTACTTTAGCACCTTGCTTATTAATCAATGAATAATAGAAAGTTTTAATTCCCCATGCACATGCTTGCATTAGATTTTTAGCAATTAATGTTGTAGGGACTTTTCTTCCTTCATAATGAGCAGGGTTATAGAAAGTATTAGTTGAAATACTTTGATCTACATATGCTTGTAAAACTGCCGCTGTCTTTAGATAACTAATGCAGTCAGTTTGATCCCACATTAGTTGATACTTGTTCTTTAGTTTATGATACTCTGGCACTACTTGGGTAAATGATCCTGCCTTAGATTCTTTAACCGTGATAAGCGCCATAGGCAATTCAATACCATTCGTACTATTAATAACAACAGAACTAGATTCAACAGGAGCAATGGCCATAAGTGTTCCATTTCGTACTCCATATGCTTTCATCTCCCTACGTAATGTTTCCCAATCAAGTTCAGGAGTAAAGTTTGCTAACTCGTTAACACCCTTTGCTCTGCGCTCCCAGGGGAAGATGCCTCTACCATACCATGTCTTGTCGCTGTCTAAGCACTTACCGCGCTCTTTAGCAAGTTCAACTGTGGCTTCTGTTAAGTAGAATGCTTGATGCTCCATCCAACTCTTAACATCTTGTAGTGCATCCTTTTCACCATACTTGTAGCCACGCTTTGCATGCCAGTATGCTAGGTTAGTTACACCGATGCCTAGAGGTTGAATCTCATCGTTGCTTAGTTTAGATTGGATACTAAGAAAGTCTTGGTAATCCAAAATATTGCAAAGGCTACGCTGAAGAACACGACAAGCCCTGCGCATATCTTCGGGATTGCGGAACGCTCCCCAGTTGATGCTGCCAAGAGTACATAAAGCGATGCGACCGGCAGGATCATCGAGGCGCTTAAAAGGCTTAGTAGGTAAAAGTATTTCACAGCATAGATTTGATTGATAGATTGTATGATACTCAGGATCGAATGGACCCTGATTCATAACATTGTCAATGAACACAAGATAGATACGTCCTGTGTCAGTGCGCTCCTTAAGAATGCCGCCCTTAAATACTTCTTCGGCACTCATAGATTTCTTGCGCAAGTCCTTGCGCTTTTCATACTTTACATAAAGTTCTTCAAACTTTTCAGTATTTGAATAGAAGGCTTCATATAAGTCAGGTACTTCATTGGGGTCAAAGAATGTTATGTTTTCTTTGTTTTTGAATCGTCTCCAGAAGAAACTACTAAGCACAACCCCATAATCCATATGACGGACTCGGGTTTCTTCGGTTCCTTGATTGTTTTTAAGTACAATAAGATCATCAAACTGATGATGCCAAATGGGATAAAATACAGTAGCACTTGCATTGCGAATTCCTCCTTGACTGCAACTACGCAAATCACCGAACCACTTCTTAAGGAAAGGAATCATGCCGGTGTGCATAATCTCGCCGCCACGAATGGGGCTACCTAGTGGACGTAGACGACCAATCTCTAGTCCGATGCCAGCACGTTTGCTAGCATACTTTGCCATCATTTCGCCACTAGCAAAAATGGAGTCAAGGTCATCATCACTACGAATGAGTACACAACTACTGAACTGCTTAGTGGGAGTACCAAGCCCAGCAAGAACAGGAGTAGCGAGAGTGAATAAACCGTCGCTAGCAGCCTGGTAGTATTCTTTGATATAACGCATTCTTGCTGAGTTGGGTTCTTCCTTGTGGAAGACTGTGGCAGCAGCAACGATATAGCGAACTTGCGGAGTTTCATAGATTTCCTTTGTTGCGCGGTTGCGCACAAGATACTTCTCAATCAATTGTTCAATGGCGGCATAACTGTATTCTTCGTCCTTAGAATGGTCGATGATTTCATTCATCTTGTTCCAATCATCTTGGGTATACCATTCTAGTAGTTCGGGAGTATACAATCCTACTTCTACATTCTTTTTAACAATATCGTAGAGGTGGGGAGGCTCATATTGCCCATATACATCCTTACGCAACATGCTTACACGTTGCTTACCAGCCACATACTGATAATTGGTATGCCCAACATCAGGATTGCTTTCAACATCGATGAGGTCTACTACCGCACGTAGTGTAAGTTCGTCAATTTCACGTGTGGTAATACCATCATAAAAATGTGGTTGTGCTTTGATTTCAATCATTGATTGACTAACATCTGCGATACCACTGCAAATCTTAGCCACTTGGTTCTGCCATTTTTCAATGGTAAGAGGTTCTGTTCTACCAGAACGTTTAGTTACATTAATTTTCATACGTTGCCTATTTTTATTCTAAGTGAGTCTATGTTGATACGCTTCGTTACAGTGAAATCTTGTAGAGTAATATTTACTACCGAGCCGGGCCAGTAATTCATTACATATTTTGCGCTGTCAACAAGGACTAATACCACATCGTTGTTATTGTAGTCGGTTGCTTCGACCAAGTCAATGTCATTTATACCCAATAACAAGAGGGTATAAATCATGCCCAAAGCGCGGCCGTAATAGCAATAGTTGTTATCATTCAACAACTCCCACGGCGTGGGCCATTCTGATATGTCATCGGGATGCAGATAGTGGTTAACTAATGGGCATCGTTGCCACCATTCGTCAATTTTTATACATTTGTCACGTGTGGACAAATCTTGCAATTCTTGTCTTAGTTTGTACCATGCTTGTAATCGGATTTCGTAATTGCTTAGAAACACATTCATTGTCATCAACTACTTATCATCCGTCGTATTCACCATATAGTTTACCGTTACTATATGCTCTTACAGCACGTACAAAATCAGTTGATGTTAGATTGTTATTTGATAACACTGTATCTACACAATCCCAAAAATCTTCAATTACGTTTGGCTCACATTCACATGTAGATACAACTCTATATGGTACAAATCCAAATGGTGCGCAATCAAAGTCACTGTTTGTTTCTACAGTTGCGTTCTTTAAGCCTTGAGTAGTCATAATATAGAAATCGTATTGCATTTATCTCACCATAATCATATATTGATTTGTACCGCCGGTATTGCTAGCCAAACTACTACCGCCTTGTACAAAATTGCCACTGCCATCAGTAGTTGCACCATTACACCATGGACCTGCATAAAACTGAACACTAGTGCTACTACAATAAGTTGTAACCATACTTGTTGCAAACGCTCCATATCCTGCAAATCCGCAACAATCACGCATATAATAAAAGTTGCTTGATGTTCCTGATATTGGATAACCAATAGCACCTTGCATGCCTGGAAAACTTGTACTACCATATACATTGGTGTTTGACTTTAATGTTGTATATGAAGTACCACCTTGCTGTGTATCACTAGTAGTAAATGTAGTGTAATCTGAAATTGTTACTTTATAGATAAAAGGACCCCAAGTATTATCATTAATGTTATTTCTATTTCCAAAAATATAACTTGAAAATGTAGTATTGCCATTAAAGAATGTCCACCATCCTAATTGATATGCTTGGCTAAAATCTTTTGCAGAACCAATGACTCCACCTCTCCAACCCCAGTTAGTGCTTCCATAATTAACTACACTGGGATGACTTCTAGCAATCATCATCCATCCGCCACCATCAGTAGTCATATCGCAATATGTTAGTACTCCGGCGCTATTAGGACCTTGAGGGTATAGCATGTAGTAGTTGTCTTTACCTGCTAATTGAGGGAAGGTAGATAACAACTCACTTGCTGTTTTATAATTACGATAATCTGGACCTGCGAAAACAGCCATAAGTTCACCATTTATCCAACGGACATGTTTCTGTTTCCTCTGAAGTCAACAAACTTATAGGCTTATTACATTGTTGACAATGAGGTACAGGTTCTTGTGTATTTTCTACGCATGCTATACAAATATCAATTCTATGTTCTTGTATAATCGGATTAATGTTGTTTGACAGTTCATTAGATGCCATATATACTCCTTACCGCATTAAAATTTTGTGCAATTTCTACGGCAGATAAAACTCTATTGTATGCTGATGCAGAAAAAATATTACCATTAAATCCATATCCACCTGAGTGATAATCCAACCCTATTCGGCCTTGCCCGCTACCTGCACTAGACATATTCCCAGTATTAGATGTAGCAGAAGTTACTAATGCCCCGTTCATATATAAACTTATTAAACCAGTTGAGGATGAGCGAGTTGCAGCAATATAAACATTTCCTGCATTTTGAATTGAGTTGCCACTTAACAAATAATCAGAAGTACCAAATCCAGCCCACACTGCCATGTTACCATGATAAGATGCCATTAACTTAATACCGTAACGATACCCTAAATCTGTACAAATGGCAGTTTGATGAGGGCCGGATGCTGTTGCTAAATTTACTACAGCCTCTAATGTTACATCCCCGACCAATGAATCTAAGTTGCTTACAGTGCAGTAATTAATACCAGGAGTAAAAGTAAATGTATTATTAGTATTGTATTTTAAACTAACGGCAGTAATTATATTATTGTTAGTTAAATCAATAATTGATTGAGTATCGCTTCTTGATCCGTAAGGACCCACAAAAGGTGCCCTCATTCCAGTTGTTGCATTAAAAATTACTTGAGGATTTTTGTATAAAATATAACCACTACTTGCAAGGAATGAGCCGCCGCATCCGCCGGGATATAAAAACATAGCCTGTGTTCCTGTAGTAGTTGTTAGTCCGCCACTGAACGTTATTGTTTGCCAAATACCTTTTGTAGAATTAGGTACCCCTATGCCTGCGCCTTGGGCGCCGCCGCCGTAATTTTCAAAATTAGCCAAATAGCCGTCGGTAGGATAATTGGCAGCGTCCGGGCTTATGTAATAGTCGAATGTAAAAGTTGGATAAACGCCGGCGGGTATAGAAACTGAGTTTCCATGATAATGGCATCCGCCTACCCCTAAATCATATCTGTATACTACATCATTATTTGTAATAGTATATCCACCAAACGTTCCTTCATATATTCTACGAAAAGTTCCAGTTCCTTGAATAGAAAAAGTCACATCACCTAATGAGTTGTAAGGTGTAGGGACAGCAAATTGATTAGTAACTGGCATGCCACGCCATGATCTACTATTGTTTGAATCGTAATCAAACACTAAGCCAGTTGTGACGGAATTTAATCCGGATACTACGCTCATAATCCAAATCTTCCTCGAATGGCGTTAAAATTTTGTGCTACTTCATTATCTGATAAGGCTCTAGTATATGCAGTTACCATAGCCATATCACCTTGCCAATATCCTGCATATCCGTTACCAATTGTAATGTTTGCAGATGTATTTGCTAATATGCCATATGGATTGGCAGTAGTACTACTTAACGTTCCGTTGATATACCACTTGAACTCGCTAGTGTTTCTTGTTGCACACATCACGTTCCAAACATTTCTAGGCGTATTAGGACTAGTAACTCCAATATAAGGAGTATTGTCTCCACCGCCATTGCCAAAGTATTGACTAATATTATCACCTTGTTCGTGAGTCCATGTACCATAACCTGCATATGCCTGATTCCATGGGTTGCGTCTACCTGATGTATATGTGTGACGCATAACAATTTGTAATGTTTGTGCTGAAGCAAAGTTCAATGTACTATTATTTGTAATAGTACCATAATTACTAGTGCCGTTGAAAGTATAAAATCCTGTATTAGTTGAAGGTAAATTAAAAAATGTGCAATTGTTGTTATTGCCACTTATATCATACCAAATATTACCTGCATTCTGTAATAATTCTTGAATGCTAGGTTGTGTGCCATCAATTAAATCAACTCTTGGTTGATAAAACTGTAATCTTGTTGTACTGTCAGCACAGTAGTATAGATAGGTTCTATGTATACCTTGTGTTGAGTTATAACTCCATTTTAAGTCACCAGAACCAATATTACAGCCGTTTACATTTCCCACTCTGCCGTTAGTAGTATAATATCCTGTATCAGGGTTTCTGCCTGTAAATGTAGTACTAGCAGGATATACATGCCCTACCCATAAGTACCATTGATTTTGTGTTAATAAACTTGTACCGCTACATTCCCAATATGCATTAGTTTCTACAGTGTTATTGTCCATACGGACAGATCCGTTGCCATTCGCATACATACCTAAATAAAATGTTCCGCCTGATGTACTTGATGTTCTACGTACCCATACACTAAAACGATACATTTGTGTATTATCAATATTAAACCAATCAGTGTTCCAGCCACCGTCATCGTTTGTTTGTGCGAGTGGTCTTGCCTCCCAAACAACAGCATTATTGCCCCATGGATCAGTAGCCACTACTCTTTCGTTTTCTGCTGTTTGTCCGTTTTGATTATATCCAGCAACACCGCCTGATCCAGTAGTCCAGTTATTCCAATTGATGATAGAGCGATTGCCAACGTTTGATTGTGGATTGGTAGCATCTAGCATTAATGCTAGATTACTAGTACTTGCAAAATAAGGACCTGATGTTACACTCATATACCATACCTTCCGCGCATTGCATTAAAGTTTTGAGATGTTTGGTCGCTTGTGAATTTAATTCCGTATAATTTTACTATACTTAATCTTCCGTTATAGAAACCCGCTGTTCCACCACGACTTCCTAAATATAAAATTGCATTAGCAAAACTTCCGCCGGCTGTCGTTACAGTATTTGTTGGATAGCCTGGGCCTGCGTCAAACGTCATTAAGTTCCCGTTACAATATGTTAGACGACCAGTGCTATCAGAAATTCTTGAAAAAATATTAACTTGTGTGTTCCAATTAGTACCGATAGTAAAAAGATAATTTCTAGCACCTTCACTGTTATGATTAGTATGCATTGTACCAGGTGCGTCTGCATTGCCGTTAGTATTAATTGCTAAACCCCAACCACCTGTGTTTGTGTTCCAGTTAGCAGTATGCTCTATTAGCATAGCATTAGGACTTGTGACGTTGCTAGCAAACCATACTTCAGCAACTATATAATCAAAGCCTGTTAAATTTATATTATTATTTGAGGCTGCATAGTCATTAACGCCATCAAAAGTAAAAAATCCACTACTATTATAGGTTATTCCGTTAAACAGTGTAAAGTGATTGCCATTACCACTTATATCAAACCAACTTGTACCACTGCCAGGATAACTACGTGGGTTACCGGCATCTAAGCACAATAATAGAGTAGATGTTACGATTGAAGAGTTGTATGCTATGCTCATATACCAAATCTTCCTCGCATTGCGTTAAAATTTTGCAATACTTGCGATGCAGTTAATACAGTGTTATAAACTTTTAAGTTATAAATTCTGCCATTCAACTGTTCTGGTCCAACACCTCCACTAATGTTAGTGTCAGCCCCCATTCTAAAATTAGGACCAACTGTTATACTACTAGTCAGAACGGCAGTGGCTTGTTGCACACCATCTAAATATACTACACAATTTCCGGATCCGTCTCTTGTACATACAAGGCAATGTAAACCCTGCGTTACAGTTGCATAGTTGGGTATGTAACAACTCCCGTTAATATAAAAACCTAATGTTGCGATCCATAATGTATTGGATGTGTACCCCGAACCATAAGTACCAAATAACTCACCATAACTACCTGATGCTAGATTATACCAACATTCAACAGTGAATGGATTAATACCAGTAATAATATTAGTAGTGTTTAGTTCTACATAATCATCTATACCATCAAAGATAAATCCGCCACTGTTAGTAGCATTATACGCAGGACCGTTGGTGAGAGTACCTCTTACTGAACTTCCTACTGCATCATTCCATGCAGTGCCGCTCCCAGGATAACTGCGTGGATTGGCAGCATCTAAGCAAAGCACTAATCCTGACGTAACAATTGATGGTGAGTGCTGTAGTGCCATGATTAGACTCCATATCTCCCGCGAATTGCATTAAAATTCTGTAAAATTTCAGTAGCAGACAATACACGATTGTAGACACGACAAATCGATAATGCACCGTTGTAAAAATATCCAGTGCCGGTACCATATGCACCTATGTACATACCTGAAGCATTTGTTAGCAATGAACCTGTTTGCCCATCCGATGTTACTGCGACTCCATTAATATAAGTAATTCTACTTCCTGATGTATATGTACCTACGATTTGTGCCCAGTTAGAAGTAGATATAAAACTAGCAGTAGTTGTATATTGACTTAATGATGCTTGGCGCCATACAATACTACTACCTTCTTGGAATAACGCATACTGAGAGTTTACAGAACCTTTTTCAAACCAAAATCCGTTTTGATTTAAAGCATTTGTTTTAATCCAAACTTCTACCGTAACCGCTTGCGTATCTAGTGCAGTATTATTACTAGCACTAGCAAAATCATTCACACCATCAAAAGTAAAAGATCCAAGATTACTGCTTGAGTAAACAGGACCATTAGTTAGAGTAAAATTAAAACCAGAACTTATAGCATCGTTCCAAGCAGTGCCGCTACCCGGATAACTGCGCGGGTTACCGGCATCTACGCATAGTACTAAGCCAGATGTAACAATTGATGGTGAGTGCTGTAGTGCCATGATTATACTCCAAATCTTCCTCTTGTAGCATTAAAATTTTGAGCGACTTGAGCAGCAGTTAGTACCGTGTTATATAATCTCACTAGGGCTATGTTTCCACCGAATGCTTGGCCTGGATCAAATGTACCCCCTATACTATCTTGTTCTTGTGCTAAGACTAATGACCCGCCGCTTGTCACTAGTGTGCCGGCGGCTAACGTTGTTGAATACACAATCGAACCATTGATATATAATATTTCTTCACCTGTCGATCTATTTGAAGTTCTTATTACCTGTTTCCAGTTACCATCAGTGATAGACACTCCCGTTGCAACTGCTGTCAGAGCGACATACAAAGATAGATTAGACGGATCAAATAATAACCAATCATTATCTGCGGCCGTAGAAGCATAACTCACTATAGCAGTTCCACCGATAGTTGTCTTACACCAAACTTCCAATGTAAGATTAGTAGTAGGCATTGTGATAGGATTTCTTATCATGTAATTACTAGTTGATCCGTTAGTAAATGTCCAACCCTGTGTAGCAGAAAATGCAGGAGTTCCACCTATTGTCAATGTGTTATTAGTACCACTAACATCAAACACACTTGACCCGCTGCCGTTATAACTACGTGGGTTAGCACAATCTATGCACAATACCAATGCTGAGGGGGTTGCGATTGTTGAGTTATATCCTATACTCATATACCGTATCTCCCGCGCAATGCATTAAAGTTTTGACTAACCTGATCGGCACTTAGTGCGGTATTATACATCATGACATTAGAAATATTACCTTGCCATGCATATCCGGCACCGCCAGCCCAAAATCCTACTCTCAACCCTTGACTCCAGTCAGCAGTACCAGTGGTAGATTGTTGTCCTTGATAAATTCCTTGACGATATATAGATACGTTTGAACCGTTATACACTACACATAAACATCCCCAAGTGTTTAATGGAATACTAGTGGGTTTAGCATAATAATATTCTCCCCAAACACCACCGTGAGTATAAGCCCAACTATTATCTCCAAACCAGTAAAATGCTGTATTAACTCTTCCGGCAACCGGCATTCGATTTTCAGCACTTCTATAGGCCCAATACATTATTGTGTAGTTTGCCATCGTTCCTAAATTTCCTGAAAAATCAACGTAATCATCAACTCCATCAAAAGATAATGATCCTAAATTTGAAGAACTATAACTAGGCCCGTTTGTTAATACTCCAGTATTAGTAGTTCCTGTAAGTTGATTCCAAGATGTACCGGTACCAGGATAACTACGAGGGTTTGCTGCATCCACGTAAAAAATTAATCCAGATGTAATAATTGATGGTGAATGCTGTAGTGCCATATTATTCTTCTACTGGTGTTGACATAGGTTCAGTCCATTCAGGAGTAGCCATAATGACTAATATTTCATCATGCGTATAGTATGGACTTTTTGTAGTTAAGTTTTCTACACATGCGGGGATTGGTTGATCACCAAACCATTTAACTAATGTTTGTGTCTTGTCAACACTTAGCCTACATGTTTCTGCTGATGTTTGTAATACTTCATTAAAGTCAATATTTGGTAATTCAGTAACATCAAATATTACATACAGTAAACCGTTATTTGCTTCTAATCCTGCGTCTAATTCCATAATTCTTCTCCAATAATATATTTAGATGTTAAATCTACCTCTATATGCATTATAAACTTGTGATATTTCTGCTGTCGTTAACACTCTATTATAAACTAATAGATTGGCAATCTGACAAGTAGAATATTGTGCGTACTGTCCATTTAAATTCCAACCATTTGGTCCTTGAGCGCCATTAGAGTTACTGGCTAATAATGTTTCATTAGCATATATAGCCCATGTATCCGTACTGACGTTTCCGGTCGCAGTAAACATTC